GGAGAAATTAGCACTGATCCCATTGAGGTGAAACAGATATTCACTTCAGGCAATATCCTTGAAGACACATTTGAGCTTGAGTTTTTAGGTGCAGAAGAGCGCAGGGATTTTAGGGCAGTGGTTCGTTATCGCTATGAACGGCAAAACAAATTGCCTGAAGAAAGAACGCTGTCGGTGAGCCTTGCGACTAGCAGTGATCTCGTGCCTGTCGAAACATTTGACCTGAGTCAGTTCTGCACTAGCCGCCATCACGCATTTATGGTTGGCAAGTATTTCTTAGCGTTGCGGAATCTTGTTACGCACAGCGTTACGTTTGGCACAACTATTGATGGCCTTGATTTAGCACCTGGCGATTTTATCAAGGTTGTAACCGAGGCAAACCCCTATACACCTGCATCGCTTGGCACGGTCAGCAGCACTGGCGTCATTACCAGCGCCAGTGATATTGCTGATGGAACGTATTCTGTGTCTTACTACACAACAACATCGGAGGATATTGAAAGCGGTGAGATGCAGGTCTCAAACGGTTCAGTCACCGACTCGACTTTTTACAACTCAATTTTTACCATCTCAAGGTCATCGACTTCTGAAAACATCTATTTAGTTGAGCAGCTTACTTTTGAGGAGGACATGACCATCCGAATCGTTGCTTCTGAGTACCCATGCGATAGTGCTCAGGCCAGTGAGCTGGCTAAACTGGTGGTTGATGATGCTGCCTTCACAGCGCAGGGGCCTTCGTAAATGCCGTATCCAATTGCGCTCAAGCCAACTAGCAGGTCATTTAATCTTGGCGATTATCCTGTTAAAGCTTTTAAGTCACAGAGCGGAGCCGAGACACGAATTCTTTACGGCAGTAAACGCACCAACCTAAAGCTGTCGTTGACGTACGAAAACATTACCGACGCAAACGCTGAGCTTTTTATTGACCATTACGACGAGACTCAGGGCACGTTCGCTACTTTTGAAGTAGCCAGCGCAAGCACAAGTGACGGCGCAAAGACTGGCTGGGAAGGCACTGAAGGGGCCATTGGAGCGGAAGGCTCTGGCAACGTTTACCGTTATGAAAGTCCCCCAGAGCTAACGCAGGTGCGCCCTGGTATTAGCACTGTTACAGTAAACCTGATTGGCGTGCTCTGATGACCAAGGTTTATACAGGCAGAGACGGAGTTTTGCAGCTGGGCGGTAACACCTTGGCAAAGGTGACTAATTTTAGCTTGCAGGCGGATTTGGAGGTGATTGAAACAACAACGTTGGGCGACAACATTCGGAGCTACACGCCTGGCATTTTGGGGTATTCAGGAAACGCATCGTTGCTCTATTACAAAGATAGCGATGGCGACATTAACACTACTGAGGTCTTAAACAAGCTAATCAAAACAGGCACAGATGGTGTTTCGTCTAGCGACACTGTCGAGCTTACGCTGCGTTGGGTCGATGGAACGGACCAAAACGACATCGTGCTAACTGCTTATATTGTTAGTGCCACCATGGGCGCAGCGACGGGGGAGATTACCAAGGCAGACGTGTCATTCACGGGTACTGGCGCACTGTCTACAGTTTCAATCTCATGACTGTTTATCTTGGCACGTTTGGCAAAATTGAGCTGCGTCGTGAATTTGACGGCAGCGAAATAACTGGAACTATTAAGGCTGATGATGTAAACACGAGTACAAAACGATTTAGTTTTGATTTTGACCACGGCCAGCTGCTGACTGGTGATCAGATTGAAATCACAAGCACAGATGATAGTGCTTTGGATTTTATTGACAGTTACACAGATTCAAGCGTAAAGAAATTTATTTACGTTGACGAGTTGGACGGCATCAGGCTTTATGACAGTTTTGCCAATGCCGTGACTGGCGGCTCTGCTAATGCAACATCACTTGCCACTCCGGGGAATGATATCCCCATCGAAGTAAAGGTTGAAAACTCTGACTACCGTGTGGTTGCTCAGGTAAACAGCTACGAATTAAATACAGAGCGAGAGACTGTAGACACAACAACGCTTTCTGACGAATTTAGAAGTCGAATCAGCACGCTTATGTCTGGTTCTGGCCAGATGTCTGCTGAGTGGGAGTACACGGGGAACACTGCTGAGGAGCTTGCAAATTACTTGCTTGAGCTTCAAATTCGCACGCAAGTAGGCAGCCAGTTCAAGGCAAGATTTTACATAAAAACTAAAGACTATAATCCAAGCGGCGTCACTGCTCGAGCGAATGATGAGCTGTGGTACGAATTTAATGGCGTTTTGACTAATTGCGCTGTGCGGTTTGAGGTGGGTAGCATCGTACAAATCACAGCTAATTTCATTACAACCGGCGAAATTCAGATCCGCATGGACCTTGAAGCTGCTGACGACGTGACTACAGAGGATGGGGATGAGGTCGTTCTCGACCAAGACGACACTGCTAACCTTGAGCTAGACGGCACCGAGTAACCGAGGAGTCCTGCCAATGGCTGATAAAAAGATTAGTGAGCTTAATGCGCTCACTGGCTCCGCTCTTGCCACGGGGGACTTGGTTGCTGTTGTAGACACCAGCGCCAGCGAAACAAAAAAGCTGACTGTTGGTGATCTTGTCGCCAATGGCGTCACCTTAATTAGTAACGACACAATCCCCGGAGCAAAGATCCTGTTTGCTGCAGGTGATATTGCAACAGCAGCACTTGCGGACGCTGCAGTAACGACAGCAAAAGTTGCTGATGATGCGATTACAGGGGCAAAGCTTGCAAACGAATCAACTGTTGATCTGGTCACAACGCTGCCTAGCTCTGGAGCGTTTACTGGGCAGCTTGCTTTAGATACAGACGATTCAAAGCTTTATATCTGGAACGGGTCAGCGTGGGTCAGTCTCAAAGCAGCTGGATCGCTGAACACGGCTAATGGCAGCACCACCGGCATCGTCAACATCACGACGACAACAAGCGGTGACACAGTAACGATCGCAGCGACGATTGATAACAGCACTGCTGCAAACCAGTTCTTGGCTGGCCCGACCAGTGGTGCTGGTTCATTGGCGTATCGCACGATTGCAGGGTCTGACCTCCCAGCTGCAACTTCAAGCGCCAAGGGTGGTGTTGTCGTCAATGGTGATGGGCTCCGCATGGACTCCAGCACGATTGAAATTGCTAATGACGTAACAGCATCTTCAACGCACCACCTCGTCACTTATGACGCGAAGGGATTGATTACAGGTGGCAGGGTGCTTGCTGCTTCTGATCTGCCTGTGGCAGTGGCTTAGCGGTAGATGCCTCGGGCAACCTGAACCACAGCAGCACTGTCTCGACTGGTACTTACACCAAGGTGACCGTTAACGGTCAAGGTCACATCACTGCAGGTGCGACTTTAGTTCCTGCTGATATTCCAGATCTTTCCGCCGCAAAGTTGACTAGCGGCACAATTCCTAGCTCTCTGATTGCTTCTGACGCTGTAACCGGAGCAAAGCTTGCCGACAATTCGGTTACCAAGTTTGGTGGTGCTGGAGCTACAGACAATATCGTTACCTTCCCAACTGCTGACTTTAAGGGTCAATTCTTTTTCGACGAGAAGAATGAAGACCTGTACGTGTCTACAGGTAATTCTTTTCTGCCGATCACAGTTATCAGCGGCAATCTGATTCTTGCCGGTGTCTATAACGCAAGCTCTAACTTGCTGACCAGCGTCACTACGGCTGGATCGGCTGCGGGCTTTACCGCTGGGTCGGCTTTGCCTGCACCTGCTGTTACCAACCTGAACTACTACGTGGTTGTTGACACGAGTGGAACGGGCTCAGGTGCTGCGCCTGCAGTGAGTTTGGCTCCTCCCGACATGCTCGTGAGTTTGGGGGCGGGGTCAACTTTCTCTTTGGTGGATGTTTCCAATGCTATCGCTGGACAAACTGCAGCCAACATCTCAGTCACCCCAGTTGGGGACATTGCTGCTACGAATGTGCAGTCAGCTTTACAGGAGCTTGACACTGAAAAGATTGGAGCTGCTAGCCCAACGTTTACTGGAACGGTTTTGCTGGGCCAAAACGCAGTTTTAGCGTTTGAGGGCTCTGCTGATGACGCAAATGAGTTGACGATTACTTGCGTCAATCCTTCCGCTGACCGCACGATCACATTTCCAGATGTGACTGGAAACGTTGTCACTACTGGTGACACCGGAACGGTGACCAGCGCAATGATCGCTAATACCACGATCGTTGACGGTGACATCAGTGCATCTGCGGAGATTGCAGTCAGCAAGCTCGCTAATGGCAGTGCTCGTCAGTTGCTTCAAACAGCGTCTAACGGCACAGATGTTGAATTCACCAGCAATGTGGACATCCCTGGAACGTTGGATGTCAACAATGCAGTGACGCTTGATTCGACGTTGCAGGTTGATGGCATTGCAACGTTCAACGCAAACATTGTGATGGAGGGCACCTCAGCGGATGCCAATGAGTTGACGCTGACTTGCAACCCAACAGCAGATGTAACGGTGACGCTGCCTGATGCAACGACAACAATCGCCGGATTGGGACTTGCTCAGAGCTTTACAAAGGCTCAGCGTGGAGCGGTTGTTGCATTGACGGACGCGGCAACGATTGCGGTTGATCTAAGTCTTGGCAATAACTTCAGCGTGACACTTGCTGGCAACCGTACTTTGGGCGACCCAACAAACGTAACGGCTGGTCAATCCGGGGTCATTGTGGTGACGCAGGATGGGACGGGAAGCAGAACACTTGCTTATGGCGGCACGAAGTACAAGTTTGCTGGTGGCACCGCCCCAACGCTGACAACGACTGCTGCTGCAGTTGATGTATTGGCTTATTATTGCGAAAGCGCCACGCGCATTACGGTCACCTCGCTGCTGAACGTTTCATGAGTATTCCTGGCGGTGCGCCTTCGCTGTTTTTTACCGCTGCTGCTGGAGCGGCTGCAGGCTACGCCATCGACAGGTCGCTTAGATTTAATTCAGCAGATTCTGCATATTTAAGTCGCACGCCAAGTTCTTCAGGCAACCGCAAAACCTTTACTTGGAGTGGGTGGGTAAAAAGGACTGCAATTGGAAGCAATGATGGTCTTTTAGATGCTGGAGGTGATAGTCCAGCTGGATACCCTTACACACTTCTCAAATTTCGTGACAACGATAAAATAAGCCTTGACCAATATGGAGCTAATAATTTTTATATTTATACGGATGCGCAGTATCGAGACCCAAGCGCTTGGTATCACGTAGTCTGTGCAGTAGATACAACACAAGCTACGCAGGAAAATAGAGTAAAAATATATGTAAATGGCGTTCAACAAGCATTGACGGCGGGCACAAATTGGCCACCACAAAACTCTGATACGTTTGTGAATAATGCAAATGAATTGCACACAATTGGCAGCGATGGAGCCAATTTATTTGACGGCTACCTAGCCGACGTGCAGTTTGTAGACGGTCAAGCACC